TTATTTCTTCAAGGGCTTTTTATGTTCCATAGGCATAAAGTTCCCTACAATCTTCCCCACAATCCTTGGTTCATCTTCTGCTGGGGCAAATTTATCTGGATAGTCTTTGTTGATGGAGACGAGGCGGAAGCCATTTTCTTCCAGATAGACTTTTTTGATGTAGAGTTGCTCATTCCACGTAACTGCGTAGACTGCTCCGTCGTAGTCAAAGCTACCTTCACGGATTAGGGCGACCTCTCCATCTTGATAGACAGGTTCCAAGGAGTGTCCATCAATCCAAGTTGCTACATCGTAAAGGTAGTCTTTATCGGTAAAGACTTCTCTAGTTTCATATTCATCATAGAAGCTTGAGCCGTGTCCTGCAGAGAGGGAGACATTGTCTAGAACTTGTATACTAAAGAGAGGCACAACCTTTTGTGTCTTAAGTAGGTCATGAGTCAACTCATCGACCTTCTTTTTGTTGGCTTTGTTGAGTTGTTTATAGAGGGTTAGATGAGGGTGTTCCTCCTGTAAATCACTGGACTTGATATGGAGGATTTGAGCCAGTTCTTGGAGGTGTTTTTTATTAGGGACACTTTTCCTTGTCTCCCAAGCTGAAAGAGTGGATCTGGTGACACCTAACTCTTTGGCGATAGCTGTTTGGGTTAATTTTTGAGCTGTTCTGTATTCTTTTAATTTGCTGGGTGAGAACATGACTTTCTCCTTAATTATGTCAAATAATAACTTGACATAATCATATCATAGTGTATAATATAAAGCAAGAGTAACGAATATTTTTGCTGGTAACTCAAATATTGATAGAGATATTAATATATTTTATGAGAAAAAGATATGGCATATGATTCCTTTGATAAATTACTTCAGTCGAACTACTATAACGATATTTTCGAAGCAGTAGATAACTATATTTACCGTAATAGCTCAGAGATATCGGTCAAGTCACATACTGTTGAATATTCAAACTTTAAGAAACTGGATGATTTTACGATAAAGAAAGTCCTATCTCGTAAACTTAGAGACAAGTTTATTGTTTCTGAATTACAGGTGATTGCTTCTCTTGAAATTAAAGGGAAGACTAAATACGGCTATGAGACAGATAGTGCCAATCTATGGTTGAGAGTTACAGTTGAGTATGAGTTGAATGGAGGAATACATGATTTTACAGTTCTTCAGGTTATCCCCTTTGATCCTAAAGATTATGATAATAGTGAATTAGGTCTCAGTCCAAAGTTTGTTCCGTATATTAAAGCCAAGGAGATGGATGGAATTGCTGAGGAGATTTTGAGACAGTATTATCCTGCTGCTCTTGAATCTCCCATGGCTTTACCAATTGATGTCTATCTTTCTAATATTGGCTTAACTAAAATAGAAGGTAAGTTAACGGAGGATAGTTCCATTTTTGGAGAAATGGTCTTCAAAGATACAGAAGTTTTATTTTATGATGAGAAAGATCTTGTATCACGACTAGTGAAGAAAAAGACTATTCTAGTTGATCCAGAAGTAATCTGCTTACGCAATCAAGGGAGTTATAATAATACTGTTGTTCATGAATCAGTGCACTGGCTACTTCATCGTTATCATAACGAGTATAAGATGCTTTTTGATGAGAACCATAGGCGAAGTAGTAGTTTAAAAGATAATTCTTCTTCCACCTCGCTTGAGTGGAGTGATTATGATTGGATGGAGTGGCAGGCAAATGGTATAGCTGCTAGGATTCTGATGCCTAAGTCTACGACAAAGCAGAAGGTTAACCAACTCTTTACAGATTATTCCTTAACATATGCTAGTGATGAAAAGTTGACTATGTTCGAAAGAATCATAGATGATTTAGCAGAATTCTTTCAAGTCTCGCGTTTAGCTGCTAAAATTCGCTTACAACAACTTGGTTACCATGAGTTTGAAGGTATTTACAATTTTGTTGGGAATGAATATTTACGAAGTTATGGTTGTGAACTTCGGGTCATGACTGAAAACAAGAGTTTTACGATTTCCTTTCCTAATGCTTGTTTATTAAACTGGAAGAATAAACAGTTCAGAGAGTTGATGGATTCAGGACGATATGTTTATGTTGATAATCATTTCTGCCTGAATGACCCTAAGTATGTGAATATGGTGGAGTATGGTGTTTATGAAATGACCGACTATGCCTATCAGCACATGGATGAGTGTTGCCTACTATTTGATATCTCTTATAAGACAGATAAAAATAGATCCATATCTATTACTATCTTCAATGAGTATGTCATGTACCGAGGGAAAGCAACAGTTGAAATAGAAGTGGATTTCTCTGAGTTTACTAATATTGTCAATGGTACAATCATTTCAGACGGTGGAAGAATATTTGAAGAGGTCGCTAGAATCAATGAGGAGATGCCGAGTGGCTTTTGTGGAATGTTAGTTTATCACCGTGAACGTAAAGGCATCACCCAAGAACAACTTGTTGAGGCATCCGGTGTCAGTCTTACGACCATCCAGCGTTTTGAAACCAAAAAGGATGCGAGTCGGAAGTTAGAAAAGATGATGGGAATTACCCTTGGAATGAAGTTATATCCTGACTTTAGCTTTAAATTGATTGAAAAGAGTGGCACTACTTTTAGAGACGATATGCCAACTCATTGTGCTTATAAGATGTTGTTGTGGCATTGCTACCACTTGGGAGCTTATGAATGCAACCAGAAGTTGATAGAGATGAAAATACCTGAATTTTGGGAGAAATAATTTTTGAATGTACCCGTCACTTTTTGACGGGTGCTTTTTGCTTGTCGTGGTTAGATTATTGACTGGTGGTTAGGAAAGGTATCTTATAGGATAGCTTGAAAATATTGGATTTATAAGGTTCTCTAAATGAGAGAAGCTGTTCTACCCCCTCATTTTTTGCTGTGTTGTTTTTCGTTCAAAGGTACTATACTTAGATTATAAAGAACCCCTACCATCAAAGCGGAGTCATGACGGTGACCATAATTTCAGATGTGGAGATGATAGCTACTTTTTCAGCTTGTGAAATTAGCTGACCGATAACATAGAGGAAAGTAACTATGCGGTCAAGAATATTTTTTGCATGCCTTGATTTCTCATGTGTGCTTTCGGTATTAACTGGAAAGCCAAAATCACATGACAACACAAGACAACAACTACTCATCAAAATTCACTCCATTACGCTATAAGAATGAAAAACCTTATAACGATGTACCTTGTGAGAACAATCAAGTTCTCGCTCCTATGGTGATTCGTGATGAGACTATGCGACAGAATAATGATATCAATCCTAGTAATCTCAAGACATTTAAGTTTTATGGAAAGTCAGTACTTGTAGGATTTGTTCCTGTGCCTGTCGAGAATTTCGAGAACACTCTCCGTATTTTCAATATGCACGTAAATGAGTATCTTAATCGGTACTCTAAGGGGAGATTTAACACTTTATCATTGGATGAAATGCTTGAAAAAATGAATAGTGCCGAAGAAGTAAGTTATGACCCAAATGGTATTCCATCTCATGAGGAGAAACTGATGTTATTGGAAACACTAGAAGAATTGATTGAAGTTGTTTTCCAACGTAATGAGAAATACGGTAAAATCTTGAAGTTGATTTACCAAGATGTGAACATTACAAAGCAAGAAATTATTGCTAAACTAGGTATGAAAAAAACTCAAGGATATGTTAATATCCATAAGGCACAGGCTATGGCTAAAGATGTTTATAAAGAACTGAATCAATAATTGAACATCGCCATCTCGAGTGTGAGGTGGCGGTGTTTTTTCGATTAGTCTTTTTGATAGAAGAGGCATTCGTATCCATCTGCTCGAAGATTGATGTCAGGAATCCAGTTTGGGGCAATTCCCATTAAGGAGGCAATTTCTTCCAGACTTTGGTCTTGGTCGCACTCAATGATGACTTCATCATGAACATGACCGACAATCTTGAACTCTTTCAATTGATTCATAGAGTAGGCAAGAATGTCTCGGCTAATGGCTTGGACGATATTCTCGACAAACTTTGGACCGTAGCTCTCAAGTCTTTCCCAACATTTGGCAGCATTAGTCCCTTCATAGGTGACAGACTCCCCACCAAATTGGTTCTCTCCCATTTTGGGTTTGACATAGGCTAGTTTTCTTCCAGAAGGAAGAGTGATAAATAACATCCCTTTAGTAGCTTCAAATTGAATCCCATGAATTTCAGTTTGACTTAGCTTCTTGACGGCAGTCTTCACAGCCCTATCCAGGTCCCACCAGAAAAGTACAATATTGGGGTTGGCTTGTCGCCAAGAATCTACAAGAGGCTGTAACTCATCTTCTTTTAGTCCCATGTCAATAGCGCCCATAGCTTTAAGTGCACCTACTGATCCGCCATAGCCACATCCAAGCTCGGTTAATTTCCCTTTCTGTCTTAGGTGTGAATTGACTCCATGTTTCTCAACAGTTACTCCAAACATCTGAGAGGCAGACATGCAGTAGATGTCCTTGCCTTGTTCAAAGACCTTGCTTCGCCATTTCTCTCCTGCAAGATGGAATAAGACACGTGCTTCGATGGCAGAGAAATCACAGACAATGAACTTTTTCCCTTGATTTGGTACAAAAGCAGTGCGGATAAGTTGGGATAAGGTGTCCTGTGTATCGTAAAGGAGTTCAGTGACTTCTAAGTCACCCATTTTGAATAATTCTCTGGCCTCCTTGAGGTCAGCTAGATGGTTCTGTGGGAGGTTTTGAAGTTGTACTAGACGACCAGCCCATCGCCCAGTTCGATTTGCTCCATAGAATTGAAACATCCCTCTGGCTCTACAGTCCTTACAGACACAGTTCATCATGGCGTTGTATTTGGAAACGCTGGATTTGGCGGCTTTCTGACGGAGTTTGAGAACTTGAGCAGTCTTATCATCAACCGTTTTGAGGAGTTCTTTGACAGCTTTCTTATTAAGAGAATCAGTAGTTACTCCATGTTCTCGTAGCCAACCAACCATCTGAAGGACTGAGTTGGGATTTTCAAGTCCAGTGAGTTCTTTCAATTCCTCTTGGATTTTGGCTTTACTTTCTGTATCAATGACAATTGCTGCTTTGACAAAATTGATATCAATACCAATTCCTTGGTCATTGATGATTTGATCCTGGTGGTATTCTTCCCAAACAAAGTCTGGAACAGGGAAGTTCTTCAGCCGTTCTTTAATAGCCAATTCCACTTCAACGTCACGCTTGTTGTAGTCGATAAAGATAGCCCACTTGTCAGGCGCATGATTGGGGAGATTCCGAGTGCGTCCACCATTGACTTTTGTTGATTTACAAGGTAAGCAGAAGTAGCGAATCAAGTCTTTCCCTTCAGTTAGTTTTTGGTCTTTGAGTTTTAGGACAGCTCCAACTCCTTCAAGAGAGAGTGGGAGTCCAAGATAGGCTGACCAAATCATGCTACATCGCCATGAAGTAGGGGAGAGAAATCCATCAGACAATAATTCAGAGTGATGTTTCTTCAGCCAATTGGAGAGACAAACACGTTCAAAAGAGGCGTTGAATGCCCACTTGGTAACAGTGTCATCGACTAAGGCTTGAATAATCTCGATGGGCAGTTCCTCTTTGGTTAAGTCATAAACAGTTACAGGACCATTGTCGATTGATACGGCAAGGAGAAGGATTTCAAAAGAATCATCCTCCGCATAGCGGTAGACACCAGATTTTCTTAAGTCCACCTCGCAGTAGGTTTCCAAATCCACGGATAGTTCTTTTATTGTCATTTCTTGTCCTTTCATAAAAGGTGGCAGGAGTGCTGCCACCCAGTCTATTATCGGCTACGTCGTAGCGGTGTTGTGTTTTCTTTTTCGCGTTTTTTCTCCGCTTTACACTCTTTTTCTCTGCGGATGTCATCACGTATAATCATGTAGTTGAGGTAAAGTCCCCAAGAAAGAAGCACTCCCCATAAAATGTAGAATAAAATTGTTTCAATCATAGTCATTTATTTCCTTTCCTTTCCTTAGTTCAAAAAATCATCATCGTCTTCAGTCGCAAAATCATCTTCAGCACGAGTACGACCACCAAGTGGTTCTCCGTCACGGAGTTTTTGCAGGTTGTTAAGTCCACAGGCGATTCCTTTATTCCCATTTGAGTTAAAAGCGTAGAAAGTGATGGAGGCACGCCCGTAGATACCTGAGTAGAGTTCAGAAGTATCGATAATCTCTTGGCGATTACCATCCACCACTCCTGGTTTATGTGGTGAGTTGGCGTTCACAAAATAGGCGTTTTGATAGGCTTCATCATCTGGACGTTCTAGGTCACCGTCACGCAGTGGTGTTTTAAGGAGAGAAAGTGCTGGTACTGTTTTTCCATTCCCTTTGAGTTTGGACTCACCTTCCTTATAGGCTAACTCAATAGCTGCCTTGATTTTATCAATAGTTTCCACATCATCTTTTGGAATGATGAGGGAGACGCTGTACTTAGGTAGGCTGCCATTGATGGATTTAGGTTCATTAGCGTTCAGGTAGCTGAAGCGTGTGTTTTTACCAGTAATTACTTTTGTTGTGTTTGCTTTCATTGTCATCAGTTTAATCCTCTTTAAATTCATTTGTTGCTAGGGTCATCTCTTGACGACTATCGTCAAGAGGAACGAGTGTTGGTTTACCGCTTGGTTTGATAATCAGACCACCAAGTAGGTCATTAAAGGTTTTCTTGCCAAGGAGTTTGGTCATGGCAGTGATAGTCAAGAGTTTCTTCTCGTAAGGGTCAAAGCCTGCTTCCATCACCGCTTGACTGACGGCTACTTCGTCTGAAAACTTACGAACCGAACGCCCCTCTACCAGTTTATAGCCTGGGATTTTATTTCCTTCAGTTGCTTTTTGAAGAGCGTACGCTTTGACATCATTTGCCCATGAAATCAGTAAGTCTAACTTAGGCAGTATCTCTGCAATATCTGCGTAATCAAGGGTAGCTGGATCCGCAAACTCCATCTTGGCGAGTGCCAAATTATTCTCCGCACGTTTGCGACAAACATTCTTGAGCTTGCAGAACTGACAGTGTTTACCAGAGGTTATCTCCCCCTCTCCCTTAAAGGCGAGTGCTGCTTTGGGTGAGAGTTCGTTTTCCGCCCATTCAAGCAGTTCAGACTTATCCATTTCAAAGGTGGAAATGTTGTTCTTTCGTGGTTGAAAGATGGTCATGGTAATCTTATCAAAGTCGTACAGTCCATCGAACATCTCAAGGCTACCTAAGGCATAGCACATCATTTGAGGGTTGTGGTCTGCATCAACCAAAACTCCCAGTCCGTGCTTGTAGTCGATAACTTGAAGTAGACCATCAGCCACAATCAGGCAGTCTCCAGTTCCGCAACCTTCAGGTACCCATTTGGAGAAGTCCAGTCGCTGTTCGACCAGAACTGTTGGGTCTCGAGAGTAGACTTTGGCTTTCTCAACCTGCTTCATGACGTAGTTGCGGTACTCCTCAGCACAGGTTTGCATCTCTTCGTTGTAGTAAGTTAGACTTTCAGTTGGGTCTCTGGCTTTTATCCCCAATGCTTTCTCGACAAGATAGGCACAAAGTTCATGAGCATCAGTTCCCTCAAGCGCAAACTCTGAGGTCACATCAGGCATGTTCTCGGTCAGTCGAGAAGAAGGAGGACAGTTGAGCCAGCGGTGAGAGGCTGAAGCAGAGAGGACTGCGTGTTTTGTCATTGTCCAATTCCTCCAGCTTCTTCAAGGACAGCTGCGTAGTGCTCAGTTGCTAAGGCTGAAAGGGACTCTGCTCCGTATTTATTGAGAAGAGCACGAACTTCATTCTTGTAACCATCTTTGGCTTTGGTCGCAAGGACAGCTCGAACATCTTCCAGCTTGAGTTCTTTTGGTGGTTCAGTCTTCGTTTCAACCGTTTCAGATGTTGCTTCTTCCTCAGTAGAGAGAAGTTTCTTGAACTCATCTACTAAACGAAGGTAATAGTTGGCAGTTGATTCCATCTCATTGATGAGATCAATTAGTTGTTTCATTTTGCTCATTGATTTCTTCCTCCTTTATCTTGCGAACTAGTTGCTTTGAGATGATGCTGATGGCGGTTAAGGTATCCACTAAGTCATCCTCGTATTCCATTATGGTTTCCTTAGTCATGTTGTGACCTCCTATCTTTCTAGGTAAGGTTTTCGGTTGAAATTCCGGTTTTTCAAAAATATTATTTTGAAAACTGGAGAAATTCTTCACCTTACACCTATCTAGGTACTGTTTGAAGCAAATTTTCCGCTTTTTGAGAAAAAAACTTTAACTTTTTTAGAAATGAAAAAATCTTCCTTGTGTGCATATAAAGGAAGATTATTTTTTTTTGAAATTTTTTTGTTCGAAAAGCGGAAAAATCCATCTGAATGATACCTAGTAAGATAGGAGGAATCAAATTCCTCGTTAAAAACTATTATTGGAGGAAAAGCTCAATGCAATTTACCTTATCTCACTCTGGACAAACTGGTGTTCAAACGACAACAGTTTATCCTCATCAAGTAACGATTATGGATGAAACAACCCTACAATTAAATACACAGTTTGACCATGTGACTGGGGTATTTTTAAATAATACTCGATCCAATACCAACTTCATTAAGTCAGATGTACTGGTTATGGATATTGACAATGATTACTCTGACAATTCAGAAGAGTGGATGACTGAAGAAAGACTGAAAGAAATTTTTGCGGATTACAACTTTGCTTTGGTGACCAGTCGAAACCATATGGTTCAAAAGGGAAACAAATCAGCTAGACCAAAATTCCATATTTACTTCCAAATAAATGAAGTCACAGATAAAGATGTCTATGTTGCGATGAAAGAAGAACTGGTCAACCGCTATGGTTTCTTTGACGATAAGGCCAAGGATGCGGCACGTTTCTTTTTTGGAAATCCAACTGCACAAGCCCTTTGGCATGATTCATGGTTAACCATTGATGAGGATTTATTGGAAGAAGTAGACGAGGAAGACTTTGATGCAGATTTCTACACGCCACCTACTGGTCCGATTACTGAAGGTAGTCGTAATTCAACCATGTCAGTGTTTGCGGCTAAAATCCTCAAACGTCTGGGTGTGACCAAAGAAGCACGAGACGGCTTCAATGAACAATCTCTCAAATGTGTCCCTCCTCTTGAGAAGGCAGAGCTTGACACCATCTGGGGAAGCGCTGTTCGGTTTTATAACAAAACCATCAAAAACTCCAAAGATTATAAGTCTCCAGAAGAGTTTCAACGTGGAGAGATGCAACCGGATGATTATTCAGACATCGGAGAAGCAGGTCTCCTAGCAAGGGAATTCGGCGACAAGATTGCTTTTACTAGGGAGACAGACTACCTCGCTTACGATGGTAAGCACTGGGTAGAAGACGAGCAATTGGCCATGTGTCAAATTCATCAGTTCCTTGATATGCAACTGGAAGTTGCAGTAACTAAACTTAACAATGCTGCTCAAAAACTTAAGCAATCTGGTATTCCTGAAATGATTATACAACAAGGTGGCAAAAAGCTAGAAAATGCTATTGAGACACCAATCCAACTGGTTGCCTATCAAGAATATAAGAAAGCACTTGAGTTCTATAAATTTGTCATGAAATATCGTGACTACCGAAATCTATCAGCTATCGCTAAAACGGCCAAGCATATGGTTCGTTTGAGTGTGTCGGATTTAGATAAGAATGAACTCTTACTGAATACCCCTGAGGCCACTATCGATTTGTCACAAGGATTGTCCGGCGTTAAAGACCATGATTCAGCTGACTACCTAACTAAAATGACCACCGCTTCTCCAAGTGATAAAGGAAAAGAACTCTGGCAGGAGACTCTAGATACCTTCTTCTGTGGAGACAATGAGCTCGTCACTTATGTCCAAGAAATTGTTGGCATGGCAGCTATTGGAAAAGTCTATCAAGAACACATGATTATTGCTTATGGAAGCGGGGCAAATGGCAAATCTACCTTTTGGAATACCATTGCAAGAGTTCTTGGTAACTACTCTGGAAAGCTATCGGCAGAAGCCTTGACCATGAGTGTCAGACGGAATGTCAGTCCAGAGATGGCGGAGCTTAAGGGAAAGCGTCTTATTATTGCTTCAGAGATGAGCGAAGGGATGCGACTGAATACTGCCATGGTCAAACAGCTCTGTTCAACAGATGAAATATTAGCTGAGAAGAAGTATAAAGCACCTTTCCATTTCGTGCCATCTCACACGCTGGTTCTTTACACTAACCATTTGCCTAAAGTAGGTGCGAACGATGATGGGATTTGGCGACGTCTGATTGTCATTCCTTTTAATGCCAAAATCACAGATCGGTCAGACATCAAAAACTTTGCGGACTACCTTTACGATGAAGCAGCACCAGCCATTATGTCTTGGATTATTGAGGGTGCAGAAAAAGCCATCAAAGCAAATTTCAAACTTACCTTACCACAAGTGGTATCAGACTCAGTTTCGGCTTATCGTGAAGCCAATGATTGGCTGGGACAATTCCTTGGTGATTGTTGTGAGATTGGCGACCAATTGACTGAGAAATCAGGAGAACTCTATTCCGCTTATCGTTCCTATTGCGTGAAGGTCAATGAGTACACACGCAGCACTACAGACTTTTATACGGCTTTAGCCAATGCTGGGTTCACCAAGAAAAAGACTAAAAAGGGAATGATTGCTCAAGGTTTACAGTTGAAAGCTGATGATGATTTCTTGGATTAATGGTGATGGTCGGTGCAAGTCGGCTTGCTTACCAAAGAGAGTGGGTGACAGTCGTGAAAGTCAGAAACAAAAGTCATTCATAGTTGTCACTATTACTCTGTCTTGAAACAAAGGAGAGGGTTTAGTTATTGAGTGTCACGACTTGCACCAACCTAAAAAAGTGCACCCCTCACTGGCGACATAATCGGAGGTTAAACAAGATGAGAGAAAAATACATTGAACAAGGATTGGTGAAAGCTGTTAAAGATCGTGGTGGGATTTGTCCCAAATGGGTATCACCTTCCTTTGCAGGTGTGCCAGATAGGTTGGTATTTTTACCCAAAGGCAAGTTTGGTCTGGTGGAAGTAAAGGCTCCCCATGAAAAACCACGGAAGTTACAGGTATCTAGACACAAGATGTTTGAAAGTTTAGGCTTTGAAGTTTATGTGCTGGATAGTGTTGAGAAGATTGGAGAAGTGTTAGATGCAATTGAAACTACATGATTATCAGGAAGTCACCAAGGACTTCATCATAAGAACCCCTTATGTAGCAGTCATCCTAGACATGGGGATGGGGAAAACTGCCACGACCCTATCAGCCATCAACAATCTGATGTTTGATCGCTACGAGGTATCCAAGGTCTTGGTGATTGCACCCCTTCGTGTCGCAAATACGGTATGGAGTGATGAGATTGAGCAATGGGAGGAATTGAAGCACCTCCGCTATTCTAAGATTGTGGGAACTCCTAAACAGCGAAAAGCAGCTCTCGAAAAGGATGTGGACATCTATATTGTCAATCGTGAAAACCTCCCCTGGCTGGTGGAACAGTGCAACCCCTATTTCAAGTGGGACATGGTGATCATTGATGAACTCTCTTCTTTCAAATCTTGGCAATCCAAACGCTTTAAGTCCTTTATGGCTATGCGTCCCTACATGAAACGTGTAGTGGGATTGACTGGGACACCAAGCTCAAACGGACTCATGGACTTGTTTGCGGAGTTCAAGGTCATTGATGGTGGAGAGCGTCTAGGTCGTTTCATTGGAGAATACCGTAGTCGGTACTTTGACGAGGGCCGTAGGAATGGAAACATTATCTACGAGTACATCCCAATGGACTATGCGGAGTGCCAAATCTATGACAAGATTGATGACATTACCATTTCCATGAAGGCTATGGATTATTTGGAGATGCCAGAGTTGATTTCAACCAAGAAATCAGTGAAACTAACGGACAAAGAAAAGGCATGCTATATTCAGTTCAAGAAAGAGTATGTCCTTTCTGACCTTGAAAATAGTGAGGTGACAGCGGCCAATGCGGCTAGCCTTTCAAATAAGTTAGTGCAGATGGCTAATGGTGCTGTATACTCAGATGACCATGAAGTGGTGAGTCTTCATGACCAAAAGCTGGATGCTTTGGAAGATATTCTTGAAGCCGCCAACGATGAGCCAGTTCTTGTTGCTTATTGGTTCAAGCACGACCTTCAGCGTATTGAGGAACGCTTGGCAAAACTAAAGATTAAGAGTACAGTTCTCAAAACGGAGGATGACATTCGTGAGTGGAACAAGGGGAATATCACAGTCGGTTTGCTCCATCCAGCAAGTGCAGGCCACGGTCTTAATCTTCAAAAGGGTGGACATCATTTGGTATGGTTTGGTTTGACTTGGTCCTTGGAGCTATACCAACAAACCAATGCACGTCTCTGGCGACAAGGGCAACAAGCGGAGACGGTAGTCATCCAGCACATTGTGACGGAAGGAACCATTGACGAGGAAATTCTCAAGGCACTGGAAAACAAGGATGCTCAACAGTCACGGTTGATTGAAGCGGTTAGAGCAGAGATAGGAGGTAGGGATGGATAAGGCAGAATACATACTGACGCATTACAATGAACTCAAGGGAGACTTGGAAATGTTGAAGTATCGCTTGGAGAACTTTAAGCCGGTAACTGAGAATGAAGTGATTGGGTCACTTGTCTTTGAACGGTCTGATGAGCCTAAAGTCACTTCAACTCCGACAAACCAACGTTCAGAGATGATAGCCTTAAGTTTTCGTGAGAAGATGATTCAGGAGAACGAGGAGTTCTTGGCGGACTTGACTCAGCGATATATACGTTTGGCAAATGATCTTGATAATTTTGATATGGCTATTCGATTTCTCAAGGATGACCTAGCTGAGTTTGCACAAGCAATGTTAAAGCCAGGGTGCAATTGGGATAGTTTGATGAGGGAGTTTCACATTAGCCGTAGTACGGTTAGAAACTGGCGTCGCAAGATATTGGATCACGTTAGGGGAGTTTATCTGAAAATGGGCTATTCTTTGGAAAAGTAACCTCCCCTTGCACTACCCCTGACCTACTCCTGAACTAAGTGTGACCTAACATTGACCTCCTTTTGTAAAAATTTGTGGTAGAATTGTAAGTGTCAAAAAAGATAAAAAATCTCTCAGTAATGACTGGATATCCTTTTGCTTGTACAGTAATATACACATACAAAACAAGAGGAGGTCATTAAAGTGACAAAACGCCAACAAGAAAAGCTGGATGCGATTTTTACAAGGGTTGCTCAAGAAGAATTGCAAGTAGAAACCTTGGAACAACGTTGGAGCGACAACCTCGATTTTTACGACATTCCGGTTTGGGGCATAAAAAACGCACTCGAGCGAGCCTATGAAGCAGGCAGAAATTCAGTAAAATAAACCAAAGCCTAGCCCAGAAGGGTTGGGCTTTTCTTGTGGAAAGGAGAGACAATGCCAAAACGCCCCAACACCCCTTGCAAGCAGAATGGTTGTCCCAACCTTGTGACTTATGGAAACAAGTACTGCGATGCCCACAAGGCTAACCACGCACTTGACGTTAAGTCAACCAAAGCTAAAGGTTACAACGCACGGTGGAATAAAGCAAGGCTTTGTTACCTCAAGCTCAACCCTCTCTGTGCTTACTGTCACAGAGAAGGACGACTGACCAAGGCAACGGTGGTTGACCATATCACACCTCATCGAGGAGACCACGAACTATTTTGGAATCAATCCAACTGGCAAGCTCTCTGTAAATCTTGTCACGACCGAAAGACCAAGACGACTGATCGATATGTGGAATATACTTATCGGTTCTAAATTTGGAGTTTCGTTATAAAAGTATCCCATTTTCCATCTTTTGGGGCAGGGGAGTATAAATCTCTAAATCCTTGTCCCCCAAAGACCGACGCCCCCTCAAACGTGCATTTTCGCAAAATTCGTTAAGGGGGACTTGAAAATGGGTTAAAGCTATGCTGAACCCTAATCATTATAAGGTTTGTTGGGAGAGGTCGTTTCGTTTTTTGGTTTGATTTTGTGGGGGAATTTTGGCAAAAAATAATGTAAAAAGGATTAAAACAGTGTGATTTTAGATGAGGAGGAACATCATTGAACGAAAGTCAACGCAAACAAATATGGGCGATGCGAAGTCAAGGGAACGGTTATGGAACGATTGCACAAACGGTTCATCTCCCAAAAGATGCGGTTAGAAAATTTTGTAGTCGTAGACCTGAGTTAAAAGGTTACGCTCATGTTGTCCAGCAGATGATTGCAGAACTGGGGTATGATAACTGTTTAACTTGTGGGATAAAACTTGACCATAAAAAGACAGGACGTCCAAAAAAATTCTGCTCTGATAGGTGTCGTAAAATTCACTGGGCTACACACCAAGACCAACATGATAAAACCAAAACTGCATACGATGAACTGACTTGCCAGAACTGTGGTGGGTCTTTTTTGTCCTATGCCAATCCGAATAGAAAATTTTGTAGCCATTCGTGTTACATTCAATCACGATTTTACAAAGGAGGTCATAATGACAACTCAACCAACCATGGAGATTAAGGAACTCTCTTTGAGTGATTTAAAGCCAGCCTCTTATAATCCTCGAAAGAAATTGAAGAAGGGGGATAAGGAATACGAAAAGATTAAACAAAGCTTACTCAAGTTTGGCTACGTTGACCCCATTATTGTGAACGAAGATATGACGGTCATCGGTGGTCACCAACGCTTGACGATTCTCAAAGACCTCAAGTATGAGACGGCAAAATGTGTCATTGTTTCTCTTTCTAAGGATGATGAAAAGGCACTGAACATTGCCCTAAACAAAATCACTGGTCAGTGGGATGAAGAGCTTCTAGCGGACTTGCTTTTGGATTTGCAAGAGTCTGATTTCAATCTTGATTTGACGGGGTTTGAACTCCCAGAGATTGATGATATTCTCTCCAACGTCCACGACAAGAACTTGTCTGAAGACGACTTTGATGTGGAAGAGGAGCTGAAGAAACCAACAGTCGCAAGATATGGAGACATCTGGCAGCTTGGAAAGCACCGAGTGATTTGTGGGGACTCCACCAAGGCAGAAACTTATGAGCAATTACTAGGGGATAAGAAAGCCAACCTTGTTGTGACGGATCCCCCATATAATTGTGATGTTGAAAAAACCGCTGGGAAAATTCAAAACGACAATATGTCGGATGGGGATTTCTACCGGTTCCTCTACGACATGTTTACCCAAGTGGAAAGCCACATGGAAGCTGATGCATCTATCTATGTTTTCCATGCGGATACAGAAGGATTAAACTTCCGTAAGGCTTTCAAGGACGCTGGTTTCTATTTGAGCGGTTGTTGTATTTGGAAAAAGAACTCTCTTGTCCTTGGCCGTAGTCCCTACCAATGGCGACATGAGCCGATTTTGTACGGGTGGCGACAAAAAGGAAAACACCAATGGTTCAGTGATCGTAAGCAGACTACCATCTGGGAATATGACCGTCCCAAGTCTAGTAAAGACCACCCAACCATGAAGCCGATTCAGCTCATGGCTTATCCCATCCAAAACTCTTCTATGCGAGGAACGCTAGTCTTTGATCCATTTCTTGGTTCAGGTTCAACCTTACTAGCGGCAGACCAAACAGGTCGAGTGTGTTACGGCATTGAGCTGGATGAGAAGTTTGTGGATGTGATTGTCAAACGCTACATGGAGTCAACTGGAAATGCTGACGTGAAGGTACTCCGAAATGGTGAGACTTTGACCTATGACCAAGCCGTAGAATTGATGGAGGAAGATGTATGACTTTAACCTTTCTTGATTTCTTTGCGGGTATTGGTGGCTTTCGTCGTGGCTTAGAGTTGGCAGGGTTGACCTGCCTTGGCTATTGTGAAAAGGATAAGTTTGCCAGAAAATCTTATGAAGCAATGTATGATACGAAAGGAGGATGGTTTCATGACAACATCACAACGATTGACCCAACAGGACTTCCAAAAGCAGATCTCTGGTGTGCGGGAAGCCCTTGTCAAAATGTGTCTATCGCAGGAAAGCGAGCCGGCCTACGAGGTGAACGAAGTGGACTCTTTTTTACATTTGTTAATCTCCTCCAAAGCCAAAAGGAAGAAAATAAACCCGAATGGGTTCTCCTTGAAAATGTTAAGGGACTTCTATCAAGTAGCTCCGGACGAGATTATCTCGACTATCTCTCTATCTTGGATGAAGCAGGGTATGACCTTGAATGGCAAGTGTTCAACTCAAAAGACTACAGAGTTCCCCAAAACCGAGAACGCATCTACACTCTCGGACATCTTAGAAGTCGAGGTCGACGACAAGTATTACCTCTCAGCGGAGAAGGCGGTCGCTATCTTAAGCAACTTATAGGCGGTATGCAAAGCTATCGTGTCTACGACCCCAGTGGCATTGCCACAACCCTCGTTGGTGAGGGTGGGGGACTAGGAGCTAAGACAGGTCTTTATCTGATTGACCAGTCTTTGACGGCACCTAAGCTGACGGAAGAAGTACGGTGCATCACTGCTCGCTACACGGCAGGAGCTACAAAGAGAACAGCGATGAACTCTGGTGTTCTTGAGGTTCAACCCATTCTGACACCAGACAGAGTGACCAAACGTCAAAACGGCAGACGGATGAAGGAAGCTGGTGAAGTCATGTTTACTCTAACCTCCCAAGACCGTCATGGTGTTCTTGAAGGCATCAAGGTCAGAAATGGGACAAAACAAGGTTACCAGGTTGCAGAGGTCGGTGATTCTGTTGACCTTTCTTATCCCAACTCAGCTACTCGTAGAGCAAGAGTTGGAAAAGGAATGGCACATAATCTTTCTTGTAGTGGCCAAATGGGAGCGGTAGTCTGGAATGGTCGAGTGGTGAAAATCAGACGGTTAACCCCACGAGAGTGTTTCAGACTGCAAGGTTTTTCAGATGAGTTATTTGAAAAGGCACAAGCAGTCAACTCAGATAATCAACTCTATAAACAGGCAGGTAATGGTGTGACAGTAACGGTTGTTTATGCCATTGGGAAAGCAATCCTTTCTTCCCTATCAAATAGCTTATAACTGGATATCTATTCGTTATTACGGTACTATACGACTACCAAAAGATAAAGGAGTCAACGAATGACCAGAGCTGAAGCAAATCAGATAATTGATTGTTGTTATGTCCACTTGATGGTGATGAAACACCATTATGAAAAGACAAGAGAATTTGAACTGGATATCATTGAAAAAGCTAATTTGGAACAGATTAATGAATTGCTTTTTGCTATCCAGACTGGAATTGATAGAGGGTATTTTATCGATATAGAAGTGACCTGTATCAATGATGATACGACCCAATTATGGGAGGAAGTGTCGCAAACTTTCTCAAAATAAATCTCAAAACCTAAGTAGAAATAACTGGATAACTCTTTGTGTTAGAGTTAATATGGACACAATAACATGACGAAAAGGAGCCAAAAATGTACCTTACAACTTTAAAGAGTCTAGAAAATGATCAGAGTATGCAAGTGATTCATTTTAATGATTGGGTGATTGTACTTGAAGATGTGTTAGTAGGAGATGTTTCTGTTGATATTTTTAAACTCTATCCTACAAGTAATTGGTGTGAGGAATCGGATACCGCAGTAAAATTAATCCATACTTCAGAAGACCGTTTTGAAGATTCAGGTCATGCCATAAAATGGGCCTTCGAAATGATCGGAGAAAGAGATGAATCATAATATTCTACGTTCTATTCAGTTGACTTGAAAAGATGTAAAAGGTTTCAGATGAAGCCTTTTCTTGTACCAAAAAGGAGGTGAGACTGTGGCAGTTAGAGGGCGAAAACCAAAGCCGACCAATTTGAAACTACTTGAAGGTAATCCTGGGAAACGACCTCTACCTACCAACGAGGTTAAGCCTAAGCAGAAAGCCCCACGTTGCCCCCAGTGGCTGGAAGATGATGCCAAGAAGGAATGGAAGCGAGTGGGGAAAATTCTTGAGCAGATGGGCTTGTTAACGGAGATGGACATGACGGCCTTTGCAGGGTATTGCCAAGCTTATGCAAGGTGGAAGGAAGCAGAGGAGTTTCTCTCTAAACATGGCTCCATCATCAAGACCCCAAACGGCTATCTCCAACAAGTGCCACAGGTGTCTATCAGTCAGACCAATCTGAAGATTATGCTCAAGTTCTGTGAGCAGTTTGGTTTGACGCCATCAGCTCGTAACCGCTTGGCGACTATGGACGCAGAAGTTGGTACAGGTGATGAGATGGAAGATTTGTTAGGAGGTATTTTATGACCTATCGTTATAAACCAACTCCCTTTATGCTTTCGACTTCACATTACGACAAGGCAAAGGCAGATAGGGCAGTGACCTTTATCCAGAATCTCTGTCATACCAAAGGGAAGTGGGCAGGCAAGAAGTTTGACTTGTTGCCGTGGCAGGAACAGATTGTCCGAGATCTATTTGGAATAGTGAAAGAGGATGGTAATCGTCAGTTCTTAACTGCTTACATTGAAATTCCAAAGAAGAACGGTAAAAGTGAGTTGGCGGCAGCTATTGCCCTCTATCTACTTTATGCCGATAATGAAGCTAGTGCAGAAGTTTATGGAGCAGCTTGTGATCGTAACCAAGCCTCTATTGTTTTTGATGTGGCAAAACAAATGGTACTCATGAGTCGCCCTTTGGAAAAGCGTTCTAAGATAATGGGAGCTACCAAGCGAATTGTCAATTATTCAAACGCTGGGTTTTATCAAGTTCTGTCTGCCGAGACAGGAACCAAGCATGGGCTGAACGTGTCGGGATTGGTCTTTGATGAAATTCATGCCCAACCCAATCGCCATCTCTATGATGTTTTGACCAAGGGTTCTGGGGATGCGAGGGAACAGCCCCTCTTTTTTATCATTACGACAGCAGGGACAGATAAAAACTCCATTTGTTATGAACTCCATACCAAGGCTCTTGATATTCTTAAAGGACGAAAGAAGGACACGTCCTTCTATCCTGTAGTTTATGGTCTTTCTGATGAAGATGACTGGAATGATGAAGCCAACTGGCTGAAAGCTAATCCATCACTTGGTCATACCATTGGGATTGACCGTGTTCGTGAAGCCTATCAACAGGCTCTTGATAACCCAGCAGAGGAGAATGTCTTTAAGCAGCTCCGTCTCAATATGTGGACAAGTTCCAGTGTGGCTTGGATACCTGAACACGTTTATGCCAAAGGAAATGCCCCAATTGACTATGGAGCTCTCAAAGGTCGTGATTGTTACGCAGGGCTTGACCTCTCAAGTACCTCTGACATTACAGCTTTTGTTTTGGTCTTTCCTCCTCGATATGAGGAAGAAAACTATATCATTTTGCCCTTTTTCTGGTTACCAGAAGATACATTGGAGCTCCGTTGCCGTCGTGACCATGTGCTCTATGATGTCTGGGAAAGACAAGGCTATATCAAGACAACTGAAGGGAATGTTGTTCACTATGGTTTCATCGAGAAATTCATTGAACAACTCTCTGATACCTATCACATCAAGGAAATTGCCTACGACCGTTGGAATGCGACGCAGATGGTGCAGAACCTTGAGGGGATGGGATTAACCATGGTGCCATTTGGACAAGGCTACAAGGATATGAGTCCACCTTCTAAAGAACTCTACAAACTCATGATGGAGGGGAAAGTTCAACACGGAGGTCATCCAGTTCTTAAATGGATGGGACAAAACGTGGTCATGCGACAAGACCCAGCTGGTAATATCAAGCCTGATAAGGAGAAATCAGTTGAGAAGATTGATGGTATTGTGGCTCTCATTATGGGACTTGACCGTTGTATTCGCCATCAAGGTAATGAGGGAAGTATTTATGATGAGCGAGGCATATTGAGTTTTTAGTTGAAGTATAAAGAGAAGTTTGATAAAATGTAAATACAAATCATCTTTACAAAAGAGGTCTTTATTATGGCAAATACTCAACCAGTCAATTTTAGAGCAGATTCTGTCTTTTACCAACAAACCAAAGCAATTCTAGCAGATGAAAAGTTAACGCTTTCTGATGTTTTCAATGCGGCTCTCCGTAAAATTGCGACAGGGGCAGTCGATGCAAAAGAATTCGTTTCTAGCGATTTAACAGAATCACAGTATCAAATTGCTTTTGAAGATTTGAAAAAGGAGATTTTGCTTGGGCATCAAGATATCATGGAGGGCAAGGTGATTGCACTCTCTGATGTAAGAAAGGAATTTGGCCTTGACTAATCACAACCGTTACCATGTTCTTCTTGCAGACCATGCAAAGCAAGACTTGAGGGATATCCATGAATATATCTTAGTGAACTTTTATAGCCAACAATCTGCAGATGGGAAGATTGATTTAATATTATCTGCTCTTGAAACCTTAGAAACTTTTCCTGAGGCCTGTCCTTTGGTATCAAGTCGTGGTTATGGTCAATTGACTGATGATGGTAAAATCTATCGCTATATGCCTATCGAAAACTATATTGCTTTTTATTTCATAGAGCAACACACCGTTAACGTTGCCCGTATCATGAATTCAAAGCAAAACTGGGCTAAATTATTCAATAAATAGTTCTAAATCTTCTACTCTAAAACTTGATATTTAGAGTAAAAATAGAACAACAACCATTAAATTTTATTAGTGAGGTGGTAAATGTGGCGAATACAATTTTACCTATAAAAATGGATTACGAACTTGTTTCAAGCGCCCGAGAAATTTGTGCTAAATCTGGTGTGGAGATAGAGGATTTAGTAACAGACTATTTAGGCTTTGTGACTACTTTGGAAGATTCAGTGGTTGATCGGGTGAAAGAAATTCCGAATGAGGATGAAAAATCAGAATGGCTTGCCAAACATTATCTTGTTGTTCGAGCTAATCAATTAAATGGTATGGTTTGTAAAAAAGACTGAAAGCACTTCAAAATGAGGTGCTTTTTTCGTACCCAAAAATAAGGAGGGCTTATGGGACTACTTGATATACTTGGAAGAAAAAGGGCTAGAGACAAGCCCCAAAACAGTTATGAAGGTCAGGATTTCTCCTACCTCTTTGGGCGAACAACCAGTGGGGAGAACGTGGATGAATTTAAAGCCATGCAGACGACGGCAGTCTATGCCTGTGTTCGTATCTTGGCTGAAGCAGTGGCTTCACTACCTGTTCATGTCTATGAACGTACGCTTACTGGTAAGGAAAAGAAGGTGGACCATCCCTTGTATTTCTTACTCCATGATGAACCCAATCCAGAGATGTCGTCTTTTGTCTTTCGAGAAACCTTGATGACCCATCTCTTGATTTGGGGAAATGCCTATGTTCAGATTATTCGTGACAGAAGTGCGCAGGTAATTAGCCTCTACCCCCTCTTGCCTGACAAGATGTCAGTGCATCGTGATGATAGTGGCAAACTCTACTACAAATACCAACGTCAAACTGAGGAGAATCCAAACTTTAAAGAAAAGGGTGCTGTCATCTTAAAACAGGAAGATGTCCTTCACATCCCTGGGCTTGGATTTGATGGTTTGATTGGTTACTCTCCTATTGCCCTTGCCAAAAACGCGATAGGGATGACCTTGGCAACGGAAAACTATGGGGCTTCATTTTTCAAAAATGGGGCAAATCCAGGAGGAGTTTTGGAGCACCCGGGCATTCTCAAAGACCCCAAACGAGTCCGAGATTCTTGGAATGCGGTCTACAATGGGGTGACTAATGCCCATAGGGTAGCGGTACTTGAAGAAGGGATGAAGTACACGCAGGTAGGTATCCCACCAGAGGAAGCCCAGTTCTTGCAGACAAGAAAGTTTCAAATCAATGAGATTGCAAGGCTCTACCGAGTGCCACCTCACATGGTGGGAGATTTGGAGAAATCTTCTTTTTCAAACATCGAACAACAGTCCTTGGAGTTTGTCAAATATACTTTAGACCCTTGGGTGGTTCGTCTGTAACAAGCCTTCAAGCGGTCTCTTTTTTTACCCGAAGAAAAGAAACGCTATCTCATCAAATTCAATGTGGATGGTCTGCTTCGTGGTGATTACCAAAGCCGTATGAATGGTTATGCCATTGCACGTCAAAATGGTTGGCTTTCGACTAATGATATCCGTGAGTTGGAAGATTTGAATTTGTTATCTGATGAAGAAGGTGGAAACCTTTACTTGATTAATGGCAACATGACCAAATTAAAAGATGCTGGTGGTTTCATGAAGCAACCGTCAGAAACGGAACCAGAAGAAGACCCATCAGAGGAGGAAGAAGATGCGTAAATTTTGGAACTTTACCGATGAAGGAGATGTCCGCACTCTTCGGATTGAAGGACAGATTGCGGACGAGACTTGGTTTGGGGATGAAGTTACCCCACAGCTCTTTAAGAATGACTTGACTTCTGGAATAGGCGATATCACCCTCTGGATTAACAGTCCAGGGGGTGATGTTTTTGCGGCAGCCCAAATCTATAACATGCTTATGGATTATAAGGGCGATGTCCATGTCATCATTGATGGTCTAGCCGCAAGTGCCGCTAGTGTCATTGCCATGGCAGGGACGACGGTTTCCATGAGTCCTGTTTCCATGATGATGATTCATAACCCATGGACATTTGCACAAGGTGAAGCTAAGGATATGGCTAAGGTCATTGACATGCTTGGTGAAATTAAGGAGTCTATCATTAACGCCTACGAGTTGCGAACAGGACTTTCCAGAACCAAGATTTCACATCTCATGGATTCGGAATCGTGGTTCAATGCCAAGAAGGCCGTGGAGCTTGGCTTTGCGGATAAGGTTCTCTTTGAGAAAGAGGAAACATCAGAGCAGAATCATCAAAATAGCTACACCTTTAGCAGAGTAACTGCGGTTCATGATTTAGTGGTGAAACTACAATCGAGTCTTCAACCACCTAAACCAAAGAACACCATCCCCCTCAATCAGTTGGAAAAACGATTGAATTTATTGAAATAAAAGGAGAAACCCTATGTCTAAATTACTTGAATTGAAAGAAAAATGTAACCAGGCTTGGCAACAAGCTAAAGCCTTTCTTGACTCTGTACGTACTGAAGATGGCTTGGTCTCAGAAGAAGATTCCAAACGCTATGAAGAGATGGAATCCAAAATCAATCTCTACAATCAAGAGATTGCTCGCTTGGAGCGTCAAGAAAAAATTGACCTTGAACTGGCTCAACCAACCTCTCAAGCCCTCACCACTCAACCAACGACAGTTTTGAAAGACATAGTCGTAGAGGACGAGAAGAAAGGCATCGCTTCAGATATCTATACCAAAACCTTCTGGACCAATGTCCGTAAGCGAAACTACTTGGATCTGAACAATGCCTTGCGTGTTGGCGAGGACACCGAAGGTGGTCATCTTGTTCCTGATGAATACGAGAAAAAATTGGTTCAAGGTCTTCAGGAAGAAAATTTCTTCCGTAGCCTTGCAACCGTTATTAAAACCTCAAGTGGTGAGCGTAAGATTCCCGTTGTGACTGGTCACGGTACAGCGTCATGGATGGATGAAAATGGTCTCTACCCTGAAACGGATGAAACATTTGGTCAAGTGACTCTGGATTCTCATAAGATTGGGACTGCCATTCGCGTTTCTGAAGAGTTGTTGAATGATTCAGTCTTTGACCTTGAGTCCTACATGACGACAGAGTTTGCCCGTCGTATTGGGGCAGAAGAAGAAAAAGCCTTTCTCATCGGAGACGGCTCTAAGAAACCAACTGGGATCTTCACGCAGGCAGAAGTGACTGGACCAACAACCTCAACCAAGGATATCACTTTTGATGACATGATTGAGTTATACCATTCTCTTCCAGCTCCATATCGTAAGAATGCGGTATGGATTTTGCATGATACGACCGTCAAAGCAATCCGTAAACTCAAGGATAATAACGGAAATTACATCTGGCAACCCTCCACTCAAGCTGGACAGCCAGATTTGATTCTCAATCGTCCATACTATACGTCGACCTTTGCGCCACTACCTGAAGCAGGCAATAAAGCCATTGCCTTTGGGGACATCTCATACTATTGGATCGCAGACCGACAAGGGCGTACCTTCAAGCGACTCAATGAGCTCTACGCCAATAATGGGCAGATTGGTTTCTTGGCTTCGCAACGTGTCGATGGTAAGTTGGTCTTGCCAGAAGCCGTAAAAACCTTGACGGTGAAGGCTAAAGCATCATGATCAAACTCGATGATGCCAAACTCTATCTAAAGGTAGATCATGACGATGAGGACGAGTTGATTGAGCACTTGATTGAAACCAGTTATCAACTCTGTAAAGATATTTTACGACAGGCAAGTCAGTCTGAGGTTCTAAAGACGGCAATCCTTTTTGGGGTTGCCTATCTTTATGAACACCGTGAGACCGCCAATCACAAAGAGTTGAAGGAGACCCTTTATCACTTGCTTCTGGCAGAACGAAAGGATGTGTTCTAATGAAAATTGCTCCTTTACGTGAAAAGATGATTTTCCAAATTCGGCAGATTATTCAGGATGAGATAGGCAACGAATCATCTACTTGGATACCTCTCTTTGAACGTTGGTGTTCCTGTCGCCCTATCGCTTTAACTGAGAGGGATGGAAGTGTGACCAAGTTGATTCACAACAAGGTGCAGTTTACCCTGCGTTATGACAAAGCAGTGCTTGCGTTGAACACCTTGACTGCACGACTTCAATTCCGAGGTCAGACCTATACCATTGAGTCCATCGATGGTGATACTGTGGCTCGAAGCTTGATTTATGTTGTTGCGACTAGGGAGGAACCTTATGACTAAGATTGGACTTGATGATTTAGCTTCTGTTATTGAAAAGGAGCTGACCACCTATGTCAAAGGCACCACAGACACTATGCGTGAGGTGGTTGAGGAAGTCACAAATGATGCCGTTGAGACCTTAACCGTCACGTCGCCCAAACGTCGTGGGAAGTATGCCAAAGGTTGGACGAGTAGGGCAACGACTGACACCAATACAGCTCTGACTAAGACCATTCACAACCGAACCCCAGGACTGACGCATTTGCTCGAAGATGGGCATGCCAAACAAAACGGTGGTCGGGTTGAAGGGCGAAAGCACATTGCTCCTGTCGAGAAAAAGGCGATTGCATCTTTTGAAGATAGGCTGAGACAGAAACTGTGAGGTGGTTTATGCGTTTTGACAACCTCTTTCGTGTCCTAAAAGAGACCAAACTTCCAGTAGCCTATCACCATTTTGAGGAAGGGCACAGTCCCAGTCCTCCCTTTATGGTTTATCTGGTCACTGATTCAGATAATCAAGGGGCAGATAACTGGGCTTATCACAAAAGACTTAACGTTCAGATTGAACTTTACACGACAAAGAAAGACTTAGCAACAGAAGAAACGGTGGAATCAGTTCTTGATGATCACCGTCTTTATTTTGACAAGGTAGAGACTTACATCGCTAGTGAGAAACTCTACCAAACCATTTATTCCATCACACTATTAGGAGGATAATCATGGCAGAAAAAAACAAGGTCACCTTTGGCCTACAAGATGTCCACTGGGCAGAAGTCACCAATGAGGGAGCAGACGGAGCCTTAACCTATGGTAATGTTGAGCGTCTTCGTGGTGCTGCAGAATTAACCCTTGAACCCACTGGAGACAAGGGTTCTTATAAGGCGGACAATATCAATTTCTATACCTCAGAATCCAACGATGGCTACGAGGGGACATTGAAAGTTGCCCTATTAACGCAGGAGTTTCTGACTCGAGTTCTTGGTGAACAATTGGATGAAGGCACCAATACCATCTCAGAGATCGCAAATAGCGAGAAGAGAAACTTTGCCCTCATGTTCCGATTTGAAGGGGACAAGAAAGAGACGCTTCATGTGCTTTATTACTGTTATGCGTCACGGCCCACTGTTGGGTCTAAAACCAAGTCAGGGGCTGATATCAACGAAGTCGAACTGAATTTTACTGCCAGTCCACGACCACTAGATAAGATTGTCCGTCGTAGAACTACTGAAGAGACAAGCGATGAAGTCCGTCAAAATTGGTTCAAGGCAGTCTTTGAACCTCGTAAATAAAGGAGTCACTTATGCGTACAAGTATTACTATCAGTGACAATCACTATGAATTGGCTACCAATGCCTACACCCCCATTGCTTACAAGGAGCAGTTTGGGAAAGATTATTTTCAGGATCTCTTTTCTATGGTCAATAGTCAAGCCATATTGGAAAAGCTCGATCAATTGGAGGAAGGAGAAGAACTAAAGAGCAATCAGATTGATCTGTCTATCTTATCTGATTTTGATATGACCTTTTTCCACCGTATTTTTTGGGTCTTTGCCAAATCCGCCAATCCTCGTATCAAGCCATTTATGGATTTCTTCATGGACATGGAGGAGTTCCCAGTACAGGAAGTCGCCCCAGTCTTGATGGAGATGTTAAATCATGGGATGAGCACTCGAAAAAAGCAGATGACTCAGAAGCAGCGAGTGAAGAAATTTTCACAGTAGAAAGTTACCTGTCATGCTGTAAAGAGACAGGATTATCCATTGATGACTTAAAACATATCTCAATTGGCATGGCTTTAGACTATCAGACGGATTATGTCGAACTGCGTACAAAAGAACAGGTCAATGAACGACGAGCAACCCAAGCTGACTTTGACAATTTCTAGTAGGAACTGAACACGGGCTAAAAGCTGTGTAAAAAAGAGAGAGAGGAACTTTGTTGCAAGCACCATTCATCCCTCTCCTATTTTTACCTTGCTTTTGACGCCCTTTGTATCTTGATGGAAGGAGGAGTGACCATGGCTGGTAACATCAAAGGGATTACCATTGAGATTGGTGGGGATACCCAACCCTTACAAAATGCCTTAAAGGGTGTGAACAAACAAGCTTCTGAGGCCACAAAAGAACTGCGTCAGATTGACAAGGCGCTTAAGTTTGACACTGGTAATGTTACTCTCCTGACCCAAAAGCAGGAAGTCTTAGCCAAACAAGTTGAGATCACCAAGGAGAAGCTAGCTACGCTTCGTCAAGCTCAATCTCAAGTCGAAGCTCAGTTTAAGGCTGGAAACATCGGTGCAGACCAGTACCGTGCCTTTCAGCGGGAGGTGGAGAGCACTCAAGCGGTCTTAAAGGGTTATGAATCAAAGCTAGAAAGTGTAAACAAAACCCTTTCAGAAAATGGAGCACAGGTTGAAACTAATCGTTCAAAACTCAATCATCTCCAAAATGAGCAGGCACAATTGGTGTCAGAGAGTGAGAAACTCAATAGTTCCTTTAAGCTACAAGAATCAAGTTTAGGTTCGACCGCAAGTGAGGCTGATAAGTTAGCACTCGCCCAACAAAAGGTAGCTGCTCATTCAGAGATCCTTGAGAAACAGATTCATAATCTGGAACAACAGCTCTCTTTGACGAAGAGGGAATATGGGGAGAATTCGGTTGAAGCTAATAAGCTTGAGAAAACCCTCAATGAGACAAAGACAGCTTACAACAATCTTCAAAATGAGATGGAGGAGTTGGCGTCTAGTTCTGAAAGTTCCAAGGCTTCTTTAGAGGAGACAAATAACCTCTTAAAAGCTGACCTTCTCATGGAGTTTGGCGATAAATTAGGAGAGGCGTCACAGAAGTTGATTGACTTCGGTAAGCAATCGCTTGACGCTTTTCTTGAAGTTGATGAGGGGATGGATATTATTGTCACCAAGACCGGGGCGACAGGTTCTGCTCTTGAAGAGATGACAGACATTGCCAAAAATCTAGCAACCGAACTACCAACAGATTTTAATACAGCAGGAAGTGCTGTCGGAGAATTGAATACGCAATTTGGGTTAACAGGAGATGCCTTAAAAAGTGCATCTACCCAGTTGATTCAGTTCTCTGAAATTAATGGGAGCGATGTGACGAACTCTGCCATTTCAGCCAAACAAGCCATTGAAGCCTATGGGCTTGAAGCGATTGATTTAGGAAGAGTTTTAGATACCGTCACTTACACTAGCCAACAAACTGGAGTCGGTGTTCAAGAATTGATGGATAAAGCTGTAGCTGGAGCACCACAAATTAAGTCACTCGGCTTATCTTTTGATGATGGTGTGACCCTAATGGGTCGCTTTGAAAAAGCTGGTGTTGATTCATCGGCAGCCCTATCATCCTTATCCAAAGCAGCAGTTGCATATGCCAAAGACGGATTGACCTTGAAAGAAGGTCTGGCTGGAACCGTTGAGCAAATCAAGCAATCGACCAGTGAAACCGAAGCGCTATCCTTAGCATCTGAGGTATTTGGTAGTAAGGCCGCCCCTCGCATGGTAGATGCCATCAAGCGTGGGGCTTTATCTTTTGATGACCTTGCAGGAACTGCAGAGAAAGCTTCTGGGATTGTGAAACAGACCTATGAGGGAACACTGGACCCCATTGATCAATTCACGACCGCTCAAAACTCCGCCAAGTTAGCCATGGCTGAGATTGGTGATGCCATAGCAGGAACGCTAGCCCCTATTCTAGAAGTTTTGGCGACTCTTTTACAAAATATTGCGAATTGGTTCTCAGGACTCTCAGAACCAGTGAAACAGTTTCTTGTCATTGTTGGTCTGCTAGTTGCTGGATTGGGTTTATTACTTCCTGTATTTCTTGCCTTGCAAGCAGCCGCCATGGCAATGGGGACGACTATCATGGGTATGATCACTATGGCAGCTCCAATTGTAGGAATCATTCTTGGTATCATTGCCGTCATTGCCTTACTGGTTGTTGGAATCCAGCAACTCTGGCAACATAACGAAGGTTTTCGTACAGCGGTAACCGAAATTTGGAATGCCATTTCAACCTTCCTATCGACTGTCATTCAAGAGATTTCAACTTTTATCATGGCTATTTGGGGAACGCTGACAACTTGGTGGACAGAAAACCAAGACTTGATTTTGAATGCTGCTCATACCGTTTGGACAGCTATTTCGACAGTCATTCAGACCATCATGCAAATTCTTGGACCTTTCCTTAAAGCAGGCTGGGAGAATATCAAACTCATCATTACAACTGCTTGGGAGATGATTAAGAGTGTGGTCGAGACTGCCATCAATGTGGTGCTTGGCATCATTAAAGCGGTCATGCAAGTCATTACTGGTGATTGGTCTGGAGCCTGGGAAACCATCAAACAGGTCTTATCGATGGCTTGGGAGGGAATTAAATCCCTTATTTCCTTAGCACTGAACTTCATTATCCAGTACATCACAAGTTCTTGGACGGGAATTAAGAATACCCTCTCGAATTTATTAACAGCGATTAGTTCCCTTGTTTCATCTATTTGGACAGCCATTCAATCAACTATTTCTATTATTTTAGCTAATATAGGGGCAACTGTCTCAAATAGTTGGAATGGTATCCGAAACACTGTGTCTAATATCTTGAATGGCATTTCAAGCACGGTTTCATCCGTTTGGAATGGAGTAAAAAATACCATTTCCAATGCCATCAATGCCGCAAGAGATGCCGTGAGTAACGCGATCAATGCCATCAAAAATCTCTTTAACTTCCAAATTCGGTGGCCGCATATTCCCCTACCACATTTTAGAGTGTCAGGTTCAGCCAATCCTCTTGATTGGTTGAAGGGTGGTTTGCCATCCATTTCCATTGATTGGTATGCCAAGGGTGGTATTTTAACCAAGCCGACAGCTTTTGGAATGAATGGTAATCGCTTGATGGTTGGTGGTGAGGCTGGAAAAGAGGCTGTATTGCCATTGAATGAACAGACACTTGGTGCTATTGGTCGAGGCATAGCTAAAACCATGACAAGTAACCTCTCATCTATTCAGATTACTATTATAGGCAATACCGTGAGAGAAGAGGCTGATCTTCATCGGCTTGCGGATTTAGTTGGCGAGAAGTTGTTGTACGAGTTAGAACGTCAACAAGGATTGAAAGGAGTAAGACTATGATAAGACAGAATGCCTTAACGATTGATGGTGTTTCCACCAGCTCTTTTCCCTTTAAGGTTATCGTGGAGGATAGTCCCTCGATTACGGTTAGTGAAAGCAAGACCATCTTGATTGAGCATCAGGGCTTGTCAGGAGCCGTTCTCCAAAGTAATCCTCACCGTAGTGTCATGGACTTGAGTTACACCCTATACTTGGTCAAGCCCAGTGAGGAGCAGTTGTATAGCTTTCTCAAACTCTTTTTGAAAGAGGGGTTCTGGCTGGAAAATTCCAGTTTCAAAACCACTCGCTGGTGGTGTTATAAAGCCAGCCATACGCCTGTCCAAAAGGATAAACTAGGTGTCTATGAGACCAAGGTTACTTTTTCGTGCCACCCTACTAAGTGGTTTAAATCGACCAGCCCACAGGTTTTTAGAATCAGTGGAACCTTACGCTGTCAAGGTTCAGCAATTGCATATCCTAAAATTACAATAACTGGCAATTCGAGTAGTGAGACCAGCTTTACCATCGGAGACGATGTCATTCGCTTAGAGCGATTGCAGGAGATGGTTGTCATGGATAACAATCCTAGTCAGCCAAGTTTTAAAACACAACGAGGTCAGCTCATCAAGTGGGCTGGCGATTTTATTGCCATAGATGCAGGGAAAAGGGACTCTGTCGGAGTTGTCCTTGGTCCTGGTATCACATCATTAACCATTGAAACGAATTGGGGGTGGGCTTAGTGCTATCATTATTAGACAAAACAGTACGTACGGCAAAATGGCATGGGAAGCCACTCCCAGGAACCATTAAGGCAAGCGTCAAGGAAACCATAAATGGCGATTTTGTTCTGACCTTTACCTATCCACTCACGGACAGTGGCTTGTACCGAGACCTCAAGGAGGATTACTTGGTTCGTAGTCCTGTTCCGGTGCTAGGTCATCAGTTATTTCGGATTAAGAAAGTCATTGAAGGGGATACCAACCTTGAAGTGACCGCATATCATATTTCAGATGACATCATGACTAGACTAGTAGCACCATTTAGGTGTGACCAAGTCCCATGTGCGACAGCACTCTCTAGTCTCGTTATGGCAAGCAAGTCTGCATTGGGTGATTATTCCTTTACCAGCGATATTGCCAAGAATAGAACTTACACCAGCGATAAAGAACAGACCCTTTATTCTGCCCTACTAGATGGTAAACATTCTATCGTAGGAACTTGGGAAGGGGAGTTAGTTCGAGATAATCTAGCCATGTCAGTGAAGGCAGAGCGAGGACAAGACCGTGGTGTGATTATCTCGACCCACTACAACTTGAAAAAGTATCAACGCACCAAGGAAAGTTCTCAGGTTATCACTCGGATTCATGCCACTTCATCCTTTAAGCAGGAGGGGCAGGAAAAAGAGACTGTTCTAAGGGTCACCGTTGATAGTCCCCTAATTAACTCTTATCCTTTCATCAACGAAGTGACATATACCAATAATAACCTCAAAACTCGTCAGGAGCTGATAGAGTGGGCTAGTCGCAAGTTTCGCCTAGAGGGGATTGATAAACCCAAGGATGCCATTGTCGTTGAAGCCTTTGAGTTGGATGGACAAACCGTTCATCTAGGGGATACAGTGACCCTAAAAAGTAAACTACATGGGATTGATATGAAAAAGAAAGCTATTGCTTATGATTATGATCCGCTGTCTGAGACCTACCGTACTATAACTTTTGACGACAAAGCTGGTATTGGTTCAAGTAAAGCAACAGGAGGTTTATCAACACTGGCAAGTAATCTCATTGAAATTAATCAGCGCAGTGAAGATGTAGCGGTTGAGCTTGCGATGGAGAATGCCAACAAAGCCTTTGAAGCCGAGTTCGAGAAACGTCAAGTAGCTATTGATGATGCCATCGAGCAAGCTCAAAGTCATGGGGAAGTTTACGCAGATAGGATTAAGGCGAGGATTGAATCAGAACTATCAGTCATTAGCCAACAGATTAAAAATCATGAAGAGGAAAACAATCGCACAACACGAGACATTCTTGCCAAAGCAGGGGTCAATACTAGTCTTGTCAATGAAGCTAGGGCTAAGGCAGAGCAGGCTCAAACTGGGGCGACTGATGCCCTCAGAAGGGCAGAACAAGCCAAGCTTGATGCCATCCAAGAAGCTAACCGCTTAACGACAGCCGAACGCACCCAAACAGACTCCAAGATTGCTAGTGCTAAATCACAAGCCATAACTGAAGCTACTCGTTTGGTAGACCTTGCAAAATCCCTCTTAAATGGACAGATTGGTACAGTTACTAGTAGCTTACATCAGACGAAAGAGGAACTCAAATTACTTGCCAGTAAGCAAGACGTGGATAGCTTGACAGGTCGAGTGACAAGTGCGGAGTCATCCATCCGATTACAGGCTGAACAGATTGCACAGAGAGTGAAGAGTAGTGAGTTTGACCTAGCTAAACAACGATTGCATACAGCTGAAAGTAATATGGTTCAAATGAGTAATCGTATTACAACTGAGATTAGAAATACGGTCGCAAAAATTCCAACAGAAATTGGTGGTCGAAACTTGTATAAGGAATCAACTAGCCATTCAGGTTGGTTGGCAGGTAACGGTGGATTTGGAAAACAAGGTATTCCCAAGGAGCGAACCAGTGATTTCATTAAGGTCAATCCAGAAGAAAAACTAGTATTTTCCTATTGGGTAACGGTGCCATCAGGAGGCATGCCTTGGCATGCTTGGGAATTTTATGATAGCGGAAAGAGACCGATTGGAAACCGTTTTACAGGTAAAAATGCATACAATACCTCTAAGGTAGGAAAAAACTACATTGTTAATCCACTCATTGTCCCTCCAGATGGAAGTTATGTGCGGGTATCCGCAAGAATGTATGATGATGGACAGGTAAAACTAGAGCGAGGGACTATTCCATCTGATTGGTCTCCAGCTCCCGACGATATGGTAGAAGAAATTAATTCTGTCAAAACTAGAATCACTCAAACGGCTAGTGGGGTTGAACAGGTTTCCACTAGAGTGACAGAAGCAGCAGGCAAGATTGCAAGTGCGGAGACACAGATTCGTCAGTTAGTGAACGATGTATCATCTAAGGTCACTCAAACGGACTTTAATACTGTCAAGCGTACGGTAGAAAGTCACACAACTCGTATCAACCAAACCAATCAAGCAATTTTACTCAAAGCTGATAAGACCTTTGTGGATGGGGTGAAGACCACGGCAGATAACGCCCTCTCAAAAGCGACTAGCAATGCGAGCTTGATTAGTCAGACTAAGTCTGAGCTAACTGTTGTCAATGATGCCATTGCTCAAAAAGTGGCCAAATCCGACTTTAATCATTTAACCGATCGAGTGACGAGTGCGGAGTCATCTATTCGAACGCAGGCTGGGGAAATCACTAAGCGGTTGACCTCCACTCAAGTAGAACAAGCCATTACTACCAAAGGTTATCAAACCAAGGCGCAGGTAGACAGTAACATCACTGGTCGTGGTTATATTACCAATTCTGCCCTTACCCCTTATGCGACGACAAGAGTTCTAGAAAATAAAGTTAGGGAGACAACCGATAGCTTTACCAGGCGTATTCGTCAGACGGAGAGCCAAATACCAAGAACTGTAGCTCATAGAAATTTGATGGCTGGAACTTCAGATAAGTGGAATGCCTTTCAAACGATTACCTCAAGCACAAATTGGCTTGTTAGTTTAGGTAGGGTGCAATTTGGGGATAGCTCTGGTATTTACGCAGGCTCTAAGATTCATCTTTACGTTCATGTTTCTGCGGACGAACTTGTATTGGACCCTGCGGTAGCTAATAAAGGGATGAAGCTTCAAGGTCCGGTCTTAGATAATAATAGTGTTTGGACTTGGACGAATTGGAATCTATATCATCCCTTTTATAACAAGTGGTCAAGTACCCTACATGCAGGCGACAACTATCGATTGATCAAACTAACGACAACAGTGACACCAGAAATGTATGCCAATTCTAAAGGATTTGAATTACAGATTCGCATTGACGGAGTCAAGACAGGTCAGTTTCATTGGCGAGCCTTGATGGTGTCAACTGGCGATATTGCACCAGATTATTGGACACCGTCCTTATCGGATTATGCGACTGTTACGGCTTTTCATGAAGTAAGAGATACCGTAACCAGTCATACTAGGACGATTGGTGACCATCATAATCGGATCAGTCAGGTCGTGCAGACCGCAAATGGTATGGTGACAAGGGTAGGAAATCTTGAGACAAGTCGCGCAAGCAATACGACTGTCACTGCCATTCAAACTCAGTTGACGACTTTAGCAGGTTCATGGTCCGTTAAAAACCTAACGAGTGCAGGAACGATATTGAATCAGCTTAATCTCAATAAGGATGGTTCGGTTAAAATTGATGGGAAGTTGGTTCAGATAACGGGAAGAACCTATATCCAAGACGGTGTTATTTCTTCTGCCAAGATTGCTAGCCTTGATGCAGGGAAGATTACCTCTGGCATCATTTCATCATCTCGAATAGGGGCAGAAGCCATTACATCGGATAAGCTCAAGGTAGACCAAGCCTTCTTTAACAAGCTAACAGCCAATGATGTCTATCTACGTCAGCTTTTTGCCAAGTCTGCCTTTATCACACAGGTACAGGCAGTCACCTTGTCCGCCAATAAAATATCTGGTGGGATACTAGCCGCCATCAATGGTGCCATGAAGATAAACTTGACGCAAGGAAATATCAAATTCTTTACCAACGCTCCATCTATCTCTCGGGAAGTGGCGGGTTACCCCCATCAATGGGTTTCCTTTGAAACGGGGACTTCAAATGGTAAACCTTGTGGGGTCACCATCATTGGATCGAACCGTTGGAATAACTGGAATGCCAATGACGGCGGTTTTGTTGGGATTCGTGCTTGGAATGGAGTTAATGATGATCAAATTGATATCGTTGGGGATAAGGTTCGTTTAGCCAGTTCACCTTTTACTAATCCAGATGGATGGGATATCAATACTCTGCCTAACCGACTCAATATTGATGCCCATCGTGCAACAGATAGACCTAGCTCCATTTTGAATATTGGAGATGTTCGTGTGTACCGAAATGCCACAAGCTATGTCAGCTTAAAAGATGTCCTGCAGCAATTCAATCATAACTTTAAACACTTAGTCAATATCACAGGTCGAGGAGATGTCATCTTGACTTGGGATAGTATCAAATAAAGGAGAAACCCTATGAATTTAGAACAAATCAACCAATCATTAAAATTAACCATTCAGGAGCTTGTCACCAAGCTCTCTGATGAAATGACCTCTAAGAACCTCATTGCCATCCAAGTGGTGGAAAAGGATGAGGAACTTAGCTGTTTACGTCAAGAAAACAAGGAATTGTCTGAATTGCTTGATGTGAAAACCAAACCAGTAGAAGGAGAGAAGTAACATGGCACTACTCAATATTGATAAGATAAAGGAACCATTTGATTTAGAAACAGCACTGTCTTACATGAGAAAGAACGGTGAGTTTATCCGTTGTAAGACTTCTGAGCAGGATTTCTATATGTATGTGGAGGAGGTTCGTAGACCAGCTATTAAAAATGGCAAGCGTCAGCTGATTACGATGGAGACAGTTTGGGCCTTTAATCAGTGGGGGAGCACTACCCTAACGCTTAATATCACAGATCTTTTCAGTCACTGTTTTTATCTGATGCGGTTTGATGAAGAGGGAAATCCAGATTGGTCAGACCCAAACCAAGTCGATGAACAACTTGTAGAAAGTGAGGTTACGGATGAAGGAATTACTAACGCTCAATAAGATTCTCTTTTCCACTATTGGAGGGTTGATTGGGTCACATTTTGGAGAGATTGACGGGGTTTTATATGCCCTTTTTATTTTTCTCATCATCGACTATGTGACAGGTGTCTTTGCGGCTATTGTGGAGAAAAAAGTCTCCAGTAGTATTGGTTTTAAAGGGATCTTTAAAAAGATTGTCATTCTTTTTTTGGTTTCGGTTGCACATCTTATTGATACGAAAGTCATGAAGCAAGGGGGAACGATTCGAACAATGGTCATTTTCTTTTACTTGGGTAATGAAGGCTTGAGTATTTTAGAAAATGCGGTGCGGATAGGTTTACCGATACCAGATAGATTACAAGCGTTCTTAAAACAATTTAATGAGAAAGAAGGAGATTAATATGGGAAAACATCTAGTGATTTGTGGGCATGGACAAGGACGAACTGTCTATGATCCAGGGGCTGTTAATTCTAAACGTGGGATTACAGAAGCAGGTAAGGTTCGTGAGTTGGCTAAACTTATGTCCAAATACAGCGGAAAAACTATCGATTATATCACAGACAAAAACGTCTATGATTATAAGTCGCTGGCAAGTCTTGGTAAGGGCTATGATTCAATTACCGAGCTTCACTTCAATGCTTTTAATGGCTCCGCACGAGGAACGGAAGTCCTTATTCAATCCTCTTTGACGGCAGATAAGGAGGACTTGGCCATTTTAAACATCCTTGGCCGATATTTCACCAACCGTGGCATCAAGAAGGTGGATTGGCTCTACAATGCCAATGAGGCGAAGAATCGTGGTTATGCTTATCGTTTGGTAGAAATTGCCTTTATCGACAACGAAGAGGATATGACTATCTTTGAGAATAAAAAAGAGGAGCTGGCAAAAGGCTTGGTGTCTGCCATTACCCAAGAGGAGGTGAAGACAGTTGTCTCTGTCACACCCAGTAAGCAAGGAAGGCAACCCAATCCTTCCACCAGCTCTCTTTATCACGTTGGGGATAGTGTCCGTGTACTTGGTCATGCGACGCATTATCAAACAGGTCAGAAGGTTGCGAGCTGGGTCAAGGGGCGTATCTACAAAATCCTCCAAGTTAAAGCCGTAAATCAATCTCATAGTAAGAGAGCTTACCTGCTTGAAGGGATTCAATCTTGGGTGCTGGAGCAGGATGTGGAAGGTTCCACCAAGGGGCATAGTGAGCAGACCTACACTGCTAAAAAAGGCGATACCTATTGGGGCATCGCACGAAAGTTTGGATTGACAGTTGATGGCTTACTTTCTCTAAACGGCTTGAAGAAAACCGATGTCCTTAAGGTAGGACAGGTACTAAAAATAAACAAGATATCCTCAATCATCAAGGCTGTTCCTACCAGTATGACACAAAGGGTGGTTGCTTCAGCTTTGTCTAAGGTTGGGCAGAAAGTCACTGTTCCAACCAATCCTTATGGTGGTCAATGTGTTAGCTTGGTGGATAAGATTGTGCAGGAGTTGACCGATAAGAACATGGCTTACACCAATGCCATAGATTGTTTGACTAAAGCAAAAGCTAATGGCTTTACGGTCATAAAGGATGCTTGGGGCGTTAACCCCAAGGCTGGTGATTTTTATGTCATCAAGACTGATCATCATCCTTATGGTCACATTGGTATTTGTATCACGGATTCAGACGGTACAAGCATTGATGGGGTTGAGCAGAATGTGGATGGTTATACTGACCACAACAAGAACGGTATCAATGACCAACTGGAAATTGGAGGTGGCGGTATTACTCGCCGAGTGAAGCGTGTCTGGATGGCAGATGGCTCACTTTATGATGCGACTGGCACCGTCAAACTTGGAAAAGTTATCGGTTGGTTCAGATTAGGATAAAAGATTTCAAGCCTGGTGGAAACATCAGGCTTTATTTTTTTTGTCCTTTTTTTCTTAAAAATACGGAAAATCTCTTCTTAAATTTACCTAGTAAGGTAGGAGGGGGAGATTTGTTTAGATGAATTTTCCCTAAATTATCTCTACATATTAAAGGGAATAGTGGGTCTGATAGCTTGACTTATCTTCCCTTTAGAGTGATATATAGTGTGTAATAACATAGGAAGGAAAGTACATGGTAGTAAGACTAATCAAGGCAAAAGAGAACCAGAAAAAACAACGTGTCTGTGCTTATGTTAGGGTATCGACTACCAACAGTAGTCAGCTTGATTCTCTTGAGAATCAGAAGGTCTATTTTGAAACCCTTTATGCCAATCGAGAGGATATTGACTTTCTAGGTGTTTATTATGACAGGGGAATATCTGGGGCAAAGGAGAAACGTCCGAGTTTTCAAGCCATGCTTGAAGCTTGTTGTAAGGGTCAGATTGATCTGATTCATACAAAGTCCATTTCTCGCTTTGCCAGGAACACCATGACAGTACTTGAAACCAGTCGTGAGCTAAAAGCTTTGGGTGTGGGGATTTACTTTGAAGAGCAGAACATCCATACCCTATCCAATGAAGGCGAAGTTATGCTTTCCGTTCTAGCTAGTTTGGCAGAAGAAGAACTGGACAGTATGAGTTCCAACCAACGTTGGGCTTTTCAGAAAAAGTTTCAACGTGGTGAACTAGTTATCAACACCAAGAGATTCATGGGGTATGATGCGGATGATAAGGGAGAATTGGTTATCAATGAAGCAGAAGCACAGATTGTAAGACGGATTTTTCAACTCTATCTTGATGGTGTGGGGATGCATTGTATCGCCAAACGTTTAAATCAAGAAGGAGTCCCAACCATTACTAAAGCCAAATGGCATGATACAACCATTCGAAATATCCTCAAAAATGAAAAGTATAAAGGTGCAGTCTTGCTCCAGAAATATTTTCATGATGGTGTTAATGGTTCAAAGAAACTAAATCAAGGAGAGCGAGAGCAATACCTGATTGAAGACAACCACGCCCCCATTGTTTCAAAGGAAGCTTGGCAGGCAGTTCAAGATAAACTTTTGAGCAAGTCCAGAAAACAAGGAGTCAATAAGCATTACCGTTTTACGAGTTTGCTTAAATGCCAACACTGCGGCTCTACCCTCAAGCGACAGGTTTCCTACAAGAAGCAGATTGTCTGGTGTTGTTCAAAATATATCAAAGAAGGAAAAATATCTTGTCAAGGCATGAGAGTTCCAGAAATAGCCATAGCTGATTGGCAACTCAAAGCTCCAGTGACTGTGATAGAAAGGATAGAATATGGCAAAAAATATTACAGTTATTCCAGCCAAGAAAGTGCAGACGAGCATCATTCATCAGGTCAAAACCAAAATCAAGGTAGCCGCTTATTGTCGGGTATCCACCGACCAAGACGAACAGCTATCAAGTTATGAGAACCAGGTAAATTACTATCGTGACTTCATCTCAAAGCATGAAGATTATGAGTTGGTGGATATCTATGCGGACGAAGGGATTTCAGCAACCAATACCAAAAAACGTGATGCTTTCAACCGACTGATACAGGATTGTAGAGAAGGTAAGGTGGACAGGATTTTGGTCAAGTCTATTAGTCGCTTTGCCAGAAACACCTTGGACTGTATCAAATATGTCCGTGAACTCAAGGAACTTGGGATTGGTGTGACCTTTGAAAAGGAGAATATTGACAGCCTTGATTCAAAGGGAGAAGTTCTATTGACTATTCTTTCCTCCCTTGCACAAGATGAATCACGTTCCATTTCAGAGAATTCGACATGGGGAATCCGTAAGAAATTTGAACGTGGAGTAGTTCAGGTTAACACTACAAAATTCATGGGCTATGATAAGGATGAGCATGGCAATCTCATTATCAATACAGAACAAGCAGAAGTTGTTCGTTACATCTATAACCAATTCCTAAAAGGTCACAGTCCAGAAAACATTGCGAAAGAGCTCAATACCAAAGATGTTAAAGGCTGGTCTGGTAAAGCTAACTGGTATCCTAGTAGCATTCTTAAAATGCTTCAAAATGAGAAGTACAAGGGAGATGCCTTATTACAAAAGACTTATACCGTTGATTTTTTAACGAAGAAACGTATTCCAAATGATGGACAAGTTAATCAATACTATGTGGAAGCTAGCCATGAGGGGATTATTGATACAGAAACATGGGAGACGGTTCAATTGGAAATTGCTCGAAGGAAAGCCTATCGAGAGGAGCATCAACTCAAGTCCTATATCATGCAAAACGAGGATAACCCTTTTACTACTAAAGTTTTCTGTGGAGCCTGTGGGTCAGCCTTTGGGCGAAAGAACTGGACGACCAGTCGAGGGAAACGTAAGGTATGGCAATGTAATAACCGCTATCGTATTAAGGGAGTGGAAGGTTGTTACAGTAGCCATTTGGATGAAGGAACACTTGAGCAAGTTTTCATAAGGGCATTGGAGCTTTTAAGCGAGAACATTAACTTGCTTGATGGAAAGTGGGAGAAAATTTTAGCAGAGAATCACCTGCTTGACAAGCACTACAGCATGGTATTGAGTGACCTGATTAGGCAGAAGCAGATAGACTTCAATTCCTCTGACATGTGTCGAGTGCTAGACCATATCACAATAGGGCTTGATGGAGAAATCACTGTTCGCTTCCTTGAAGGGACTGAGGTAGATTTATAGAAAAAAGACGCGGTAATTATCGCGTCTTTTTTTGTTTTATGGTATAATGTCTTCAGGCTCAAATAGTAGACTAGATAAGTTATCTAACTCTAGTTCTTGGAGCTCGTTATAGAAATTTACACGACCGATAGAGTCAATAACAGCTTTATAGTCATCAACAAAGGAGTCTTTGGAGAGATGAACATTTTTTCCTAATGTTTTCCAGCTTTCATATGCAATAAACTGAAAATCTTCACTTGCCTCTTCTAGCATACATAGGATAGTCCTTCTGAGGCTATAGAATGTTTCAATAGATTTAGGGAAATCAACATTTTCTTTTGTCCATTTACCACCTGCGGAAAAGAAATCTCTGAACGAACTACTGTAATAGAAATGGTTCGTGATAATAAATTCATGGGCTCTGGTGTAGTTCGCTTTAGAAGCTGAAATTAAATCTTGAGGGAACAAAATGAGAACCTCAGCTTTGATAAGATTTTGAATATCATGTGACAGTGTATTTAGTGAGGTTGGCTTAACCGATTTGGATGCATCGTCTGGTGAGATAAACCATTTTACTCCAGAAGTATTTTCTTTCAAGTAGTCTTGAAGAAATTTGACTTTTTCAGTATCACTCTTTTCTCTCAGCATATTGTAGTCTTCAGCCGAAGGAAAGACGCTGGATGTAGCATCCATGTTTATTTTAAATCTTGGGCTGTGTGTGACAGTAATGGCTGAGGTAACTTTCCAATAATTATCATACCTTATTAGAATTTGGTCATGATTGGGTACTTTACTTCCGAAAAGTAAGTAGATGTCTTCATACTCTTCATCGCTAATACTTTCGAAGACAGAGTTACCGTTGGTATCCCATTTCCCATTGTTACGACTTTTCAGTTCAAGACCAAAGCGTTTTTCATTAATTATGAGGTTCATGTCTGGGAAATGATGTCCAAGATGAACCTTATAGTCAAAAATAGAAATATCATTAATTTCCTGTTTAATTTCTTCAGCTATTTCGGGTACAAGAATCTCGAAACCGTTTTGATTTCCTTTGCTGACAAGATACTTCTTATCTATGGGATTTCTGGCTTCTATCTTAGATTTAAACAGTTCAAGAATTTCAATAATATCCATTATAAATTACCTCCGATATGAAAGGATTAGAAATGACAAAAACATATTTCCATGATAATTATAACACGGTGAATACAGAAAGTATAGATGGTATAAAATCTGATAAGAAATTAAATGTAGTGAGCCTTTTTTCAGGGGCGGGTGGTATGGATCTTGGCTTCAAGGGTGGCTTTACATTTTTAGGTGAGAAATATGAGGTTAATCCTTTCAATCTAGTGTTTGCGAATGATATTTTTAGGCAGGCTGCAGATGTTTATGAAGCCAACTTCAACCATCAAGTGGAACGTCGCAGTATTGTAGATTTAGATGTTGAGAGTGATTTACCCAAAATTGATGTTGATATTGTGCTTGGGGGCTTTCCTTGTCAAACTTTTTCCTACTCAGGTAAAAGAGCAGGGTTGAGCGATGAGAGAGGTCAGCTGTATCTTCAAATGATAAAGGTGATTAACCATTATCGACCTAAAATTTTTATTGCAGAGAATGTAGATGGCATAAGAAATTCGAAGAAAAATATGGAAGGGGAAAGTGTTAATAAATCGGCGCTCAGTGTTATCCTGGATGATTTTGATGCCTCTGGATATGATGTTCAGTATCAGGTGTTAAATGCCGCAGACTACGGTGTTCCACAGATGAGGAGACGAGTTATTATCATGGGGATTCGAAAGGATTTGGGCACGGTGGCTGATCAATTTTATCCCCAACCTTTATATGATGAAATTGGCGAATTGACTGGTCGAAAGTGGCGTACAGCCAAAGATGCTATTGATGACTTGTGGGACCAGGTTAATAATTCTCAAATATCAAATCATACGATTAAAGATATTTCAAAGGCTAAGTTTTATCCAGGGAAGAAGATGCAAGGTAATAACCGAATTAGCGGTGATAGACCCTCTCCAACTATTAGAGCTGAGCATCATGGGAATATTGAAGCGCATTATCGAACCACATTATTGGATGAAGAAGATATGGCAGGTTGGCGTCGATTGAGTGTGCGTGAGTGTGCTCGATTACAATCATTCCCTGATGATTTTAACTTTGTCACGAGTGCTTCGTCAGCATACAAAGCAATTGGTAATGCGGTTCCTCCTGTTATGGCTTGGCATATTGCTAGAAGTAGCTATTATACCTTAAACCAATTAGGTCTAATCTGAGGAAAACTTTCTGTTCCACAGTATCATTCTAGTATCACTATTACCGTCTGCTAGGAGGTAGAAAGGCTGTAACAACAGTCACGCCAAACGCATGAAGAAATTTATGTTTTCAGATAGCGTATTTTCATAAGGAAGCAGTTATAAATTATAAAATTTATGGTATAATCAAGCTGAAAACGAGGATTTGACCATGTCAAAATGAAAAATGTTGAAAATTTATTGAAAAAATGGGTGTAGCTTGAAAATGGTTACATCCATTTTCTTCATGCGTACGCCGTGAACAACAGTGGGAAACCATTGCCTTTTTGCATTTTTGTAGTAAAATATAAAAGAGAAATATAATTCAAAGATAGATAAATTATAGGAGGTTAGACATGAGAGACGAATATTCTAGGTCTAATGTTAACAGTGTTTCAGGGAATGTTTTTTATGGGACAACTAATATCATAGCAGGGGACGATAATAATTTCAAAGAAAATGCAATAGAAAAGGTTGCTACATATACACCTGAACCTATTTGGAGAAGTCCTATAACAATGGCAATACTTTCATGGATAGGATTATTTATTTCTTTAATTGGTATTTTTCCACTTTATAAAATATTTGAACCTATCATTAATTTATTTACTAATAAGAGCATTAAAATGAATTCAAATAATAGTGGATATTTTGTTATTTTTGCTGTAGTAATTTTATGTTTGGTGATGATACTATGGTTAAGGAGTATTACTAAAAGAGAGACTAGGTATCCATTATTCTTTAATTATGCAATAAATGGTTTTGGAAGAAAACTGACAATAGAAAAAATTCATACCGAAAAGTGCCCTAAATGTAATGGAGAAATGAAATACTTTAATAAACCTGTGGAATGGGTTGATAAGCATTATTCTGATGGTAAGACAAAACGTGAAATCACAAAGAGAGTACCTGCATTACAGTGTAAAAGGAATTCAGAACATTGGTATGGCGTTGATCCGGCTGAAGATAAATTAAGATAGATTTTATAAAGATAATTATATTGTTATTTTTAATAAGCAGGTAGGAGGAGTTGTATATGTATGAGTTTACTACACTAAAAATATTATATGAAGATATGAAATGATTTATACAGTATGTAAAATAGTCTGATTAAAAATTATATAAATGAAACAAAAAGAATGTCAGAGACTTTATAAGAACAATATCTGTAGCTTCCGTTCCACAGTATAATTCTAAAATCACTTTATTTACCTTTCGTCTATTAGTATAGAAGAAAGCTCTCACCACACGTGGAGTGTGTAGTGTTGCTACAACGACGCAACGGGTAAAAATCCTTTATTTTAAGCACTTTTTCAAACATTTTGTCTTTATTGAAAAGAGTGATTTTGACATAAAAAAGGTGCAAAAAAAGTACATTGATGTGAACGTCTGTTTGGATATCGACTGCGTAGACAAAAAATAGACACGTCAGATAAATTTATATCAGACGAGAACATTTTTAGAGTGTTCTCGTTTTTTTAGTTTACGGAGGAAAAATGTGTATGGAAAAACAGGATTCACGAGTTCTCGCGATAGGTAGCCTCATGTTGGATATGGGGCTTCCACTCCTATAAGCGACTGGAATTGACGATGACTTGGAGGAAGCTGGCTTAGTTCAGTTTGATGTCATTGGTAATATGACTATGTTGGTTTTGGAAAGTTAAGATGAAACGGATTACGGCAAATCACTATCAGACGTCAGAACGTTACTACAAGCTCCCTAAACTCTTGTTTGAGAGTGAACGGTACAAGGATATGAAATTGGAGGTAAAGGTTGCCTATACAGTCTTGAAGGACCGACTGGAGTTATCCCTCAGTCAGGGCTCCTCTGTGGGATACGGTCATGCGATTTTCGTAGAGAAAGTTTACCCAGATGGTTCCTTTCTTATCTCAGAAACTAATGTGAATAACAATTCCAACTATACCTTCCGTAGCATTTCATCTGCGGATAGCACCATGAGTTTTGCTTATACAACGAAGGTGTGTGAAAATATGCTAACAAAATAA